CATACCACAGCATATTTGCATACGTAGTGCTAGGCTCAGTATCCCCAGAGGAAAGACTAGCCAGAGACTGTAGGGCGTTGTTAATGTCCGCCCTAGCAGAAGACGCCGATTGGTTGTCAATGATAAAGTCGTGTTGTGACATGTTAATACTCCACTGTCGCTTTAAGCGTCTCTACACTCGGCGACACGCCTGTATTGTTACCGTTAAGTTCTGCTTTGAATTTGAAAGCTCTGGCTGTAAAGTCACCTTCCGCAAGTAACCAGCTACTCCACGTAGGAGATCCAGAGGGATCGTCGTTAGTGGTAGCAACATAGATAGTCACGCTGTGGTCTGCGAAGTTAGCTTGCTCAGAGTCCCATTGGTCCCAGTTCCCCGGCCAAGTCTCCCAGTTCTGTGGGATAGCGTCCCAAGTACCAGCAGTAGGCTGATGCCTGTTGAAAGTGACCTCCCCGGTTATCCTAGCGGTACGAGTGGAAGATGTGTCTATGTAGTTGGAAAACTCATAGGTTCCTTGTGGAGTTGCAGCACTTAGGTCTGTAACAATAAGCTCGTCGGGGTTAGGTGTTGTATCAACGGAAACATTGGTCTTTGCTCCAGAGAAAGTTGGGTCTTCTACTTGTTCCTGTGAAGTGCCAAGCTGAGGGAGTTCAGAGGGCAGTACGACAAGAGAAGTTGCATTGTCGCTTGGGTTGCCTCCCTTATCATATGCACGTATGAAATACGTTCCTGACTGACCCGGTATAGCCACACTAGTTCCCGGCCTAGCTACCCTTTCAACGACCACGTTAGATGTAGCCCAAGAGCCTCCTGTTGTACCGGGAAACCGTTTGATCTGATAGTAGGAGAGGTCAAGATCAGCGACAGGAGACCAAGTCAAGAACAGGGTTCCGCCACTCAAGTTCTTAGTGAAGTTTGTAACATCTGCTGGAGGATCGGACAGGGCATCTACCGTGAAGTCCTCACTTGTGACGTAGTCGCCCTTAACACCAAAAGTGTTGATGGCCCTAGCTCTAACATCATAGTCTGCACGGTCTAGGTCTATAGCTTCAAAGATGCCAAGTTCACCAGAACCCAAGTCCTTGTACAGAGTGTCGTCCTCTGAGGACTTCTTAATCTGTACCTCTACGAGATCTACTCGCTCTTCTTCGTTAGCTGTTACCGTAACTTCGAGAGAGTTCAGCAGCTTCTCCGACCTGACATGTGCAACTGCCGTAAGTTCTAGTCCGATGCTAGGAACTTCGAAAGGCGACAGGAGTGTTGTGTTGTCTCTTTCATAAACTACACCGTCGTCAATGTCATCAAAGATGCTTTCAGCAGTTTCTCTGATGGTCATATTGACCTGCAAGTCATACTGTCCGACAACACCAAAGGTCCAAGAGGTAATCTCGAAAGGTTTACTGGTCCAGCCAAAACGGGAGTTTGTTATGTAGACATTGTCTCCGACCTGCAACTGAAAAGCCTCTAGGCCAAAAGAAGCCTGTACAGTAAGCTGCTGTCTGTTCCTCTCCAAAGCAACCCTAGCTATCCTGCGAGCTTCTACAGAGTTATCAGTGAAAGGCAGAGCTATATCAATAGAAGACTCTTGACCATTGTCAGCATCCAAGAACGCTTGGTTAGAGACTTCTGGATAATCCGTGATCTGCCAGTTGCTTTCCTCGCCTCTGAACGTACCTTTAACGGTGTTGTAGTTATCTCTACGAGAATGCCGAGTACTTACAGTGACAGAGGACCTTAAGTCGTCTTCATCTAGCGTCAGGTCTGGAGCAACCCAAGAGGCTGCTTTCATACGCCATTTGCCTTGACCGTACCACAACAAACCCCCCATAGACGTCAGAAGGCTACTCAGAGAGTCCGCAGGGACCGTAGCGGTAGTAAAGTTACCGTTGCAGGTGTACCGGGTGCTGCTGTCTGGCGTATTAGTTAGGTCACACACATTGGCCGCTGCAATGACCTTCTCGTCGTCAATGTTGTCGTACTCTTCGCCCATACCGTAGGAATTGTTCGTCAGGTAGTCCCTGATGCAGAGAGCAGGGTTCTCCGACCAAGCCGTAGCCTCAGTCCTTGGGTCATAGACTTTCTTGCCCTTGATGACCGCCGAGATTTCAGGGACACCGTTAGGAAAAGCCTTAGTGCTAAACTTTAGACGAACATATAGATACGCAATGCCACGAAGCCGGTGGTTAGACGTCCAGTCTTCGACCTCTGAGATAAGATCTGCATCCGCCGCCTGATCAGATGCACCTAGATGTTTGTTGATCCTGATCTTACCGTCGTACTTTTCAGGCGAGGTGACATTACCATCTACATCTAGGGTGATTATCTCGTCGTTAATATAGATCTCTTCAAACTCTTCAACCTCATGTGCTGCAAAGGCAAGGACCCGGTGTAGGAATTTGTTCTTGTTACCTGTGGTAGTGTCAAAGATACGGACAGCGCCACACTTGGCTGTACCATAGATAATTTGATGGTCTAAGGCAGAGCCAGTCTGAGTGACGTTATAGCCTCTGGCACCTACAGAAGGTTTTGGAGTAAGGGCGTTGAGGGCTGCACCTAGAGCAGTGGAAACAAGGAACTGAGCCGCTAGGGCAGCGAAGCCTTGAAACCCAAGAAAAGTTACGTTTGCGGCTATGGCAGCAGCAGTGCCACCAGCAGCAGCAGCAGTAGTAGCAGTGCTGAGGATAGCAGCTCCAGCAGTAAAGCCCATATTAATCTCCTATGTATTTAGAATACAGCCTCTCTACGGGCTTAAACTTCAGAAACTCCATGAGGGAGTGAAACGGCTTATGGTCTTTGCTGTTGATAACCATCACTGAAACCCCGTCCTTCTTCAAGTGCTTCTCAGCAAACTTTATCAGCTTGATACCTGTGAAGCCTTTTCTGTGTTTTGGGCTTAGGTAGATAATATCGTTTGACGCAAACAGGTGATCTTTGTAGTGTATGTGGTGTGACACTATAACAACAAAATATCCTACCAGAGATCCGTCTTGTCTGGCAGTAAATACCTTTAGTCTGCCTTGATGCTCTAACTCTTCGTAAGTATCCCAGTCGGGGTTGAGCTTTATCTTTTCCTTGTTGAGGGCTATCTCTTCCCAATGCTCCTTAAGCAGAGGTTTTATGTCCTCAACAACAGTCGATAAAAACTCTTGTTGATACTTTATAGTCACGTCAGTCAGGGCCTCCTCCGAAAGATTGCTGTGTCGGTTGTGAAACTGCGGGAGAATCTTTTACCTTACGACCCCACACAATATCTTTGTCCTGCAAGTCCTCGATAAAGTCTAGGCCAAGATCTTGAGGGTAGACTGACTTCTGATATGCGGAGGTAAACCTTGCAACCCTAGCCCTCTCCAAGTCTACTAGCTTGTTCTCTATTGTAAGCTCGACTGTGCTTGTTTGACCTGTTTCTTCTATGGACATCTGATCCATGTAACCAGAGAAAATTTCGATCAGAGTAGGGCTTTGCTTACTGGACAGTTCTATTTTAGATCCGTCTTGTAAGAGAATGTAGGAAGAGTTTTCTTGTAAGAGTTTACTACCAGTGAAATTGCCAAAGTAGATGTTAGCCTTTCTGCCCTGATAGGGTTCACTGAGGGCTAAGGATAGAACCTCCGAGGGAACTCCGCTAAGAGTTACGGATGCACCCTTAGCAGAGATCTCAGAGGTTTCTTCTACGGAATCTATCTGCAAGAGAGAGCCAGTGCCAAACCACGAGAGGCCCTGAAAAACCAAGGTGCCTACTCCAGTCCAAAGTCTGAGGGTCTCATCCCCATCAAACAAAAGCTCTACTGCAAAGAAAGGGTAGAAGACAGAGTCATCGAGGCTCTCTACTAGTTGTTCGGGAAGGTCTCTAGTTGACATGTCTTTACCTCTTAACAGACGTTATTAGTCTTATGCGTCCCACGGATTTCCGCTGGCAGTCCAGTCGGTGTTTAGCATTAGCCATCAATCGCAGCTTGCACAGACGTCATGTCCTCGCCGGTCCAGAAGTCTTTGGCGATCATCAGTTCCAGATGCTCGACATTCCGCGCGACGACAGTCTCATCATCTGCGTAATCTTCCGGGTTTGCCCGTGCGGCATTGATTAGCGCAACGCTGTCCAGCATGGCGGAGTATGCT